ACCTTTGAATGAGGTTTACGAAGAGTTGATGTCTACGGGTAAAGAATCAGACAAAGAATTGGCAAAACAATACAAGTCTCGTAAATTTTACATCGTTAAAGTTATCGACCGTGATAATGAGGAAGATGGAGTTAAATTTTGGAGATTTAAACACAACTATAAGAATGATGGTATCTTGGATAAAATCATTCCGATTTGGAGAAACAAAGGTGATATCACTGACCCTGAAAAAGGACGTGACCTTGTTATCGAATTGACAAAATCTAAAACACCCGCAGGTAAAGAATACACAAGTATTTCTACAATCATGTACGATGACCCAGCTCCTGTTCACGAAGATAAAGCTCAAGCTAACGCTTGGATTAATGATGAGATGACTTGGTTGGATGTATATTCTAAAAAACCTGTTGATTATCTTGAAGCAATTGCTCGTGGAGAAACTCCAAAATGGGATAGTGATAAGGGTGGATATATATATTTAAACGATACTGAATCAACTACATCTATTGGTGGTAAATCTGCACCAATCGTTGACCCACAGGCTAACGACGAGGTTGACACTGAATTACCATTCTAATTAAACTGAGCTTGGACACTTACTTAGACATAGTGTCTAAGCTCTTTTCTTTTATAAAAAAAATAACACATGGAAAATAGAATAGGAAAAAGAATGTTTGAATCTCTTGTATTAAAATATGAGAGTGAAGTTGCTGAAGCTGAGGCAACATTAATGGTTTATATGGAGAATGCCGTAGGAATTGGGGAACACCCTCAACACTTGGAGGAGATGGATAGTTTTGTCGAAAAACTTGCAAATGCTTCAGATAAACTTGTAAACCTAAAAGAATTTTATTCAAGACATTATGGCAATTAAAAAGAACGATTTTAGTTCAGTAAAGAAAAAATTCTCTACTTCAGCTAAGTACAAACCACAAAGGTTTTTTGATTTAGGTTCTGACTTCTTGGATGCGGTTGGACTGCCAGGTCCGGCAATTGGACACTTAAATATGTTCTTGGGTCACTCTGACACAGGAAAAACAACTGCGTTGGTTAAAGCTGCCGTTGATGCCCAAAAGAAAGGTATTCTACCTGTATTCATTATTACCGAACAAAAATGGTCTTTTGAACACGCAAAACTTATGGGTTTTGAATGTGAAGAAGTTGTTGATGAAGAAACAGGTGAATCGGATTGGGATGGGTTTTATATATTCAATAATGATTTTAACTACATTGAACAAATTACTGACTACATTAATAGTTTGTTAGACGCACAAGAAAAAGGTGAATTAGATTATAGTTTATTGTTCTTGTGGGATTCAGTTGGTTCAGTTCCTTGTAAGATGACATTTGATGGTAAAGGTGGTAAACAACACAACGCATCTGTATTGGCGGATAAGATTGGTATGGGTATTAACCAACGTATTTCAGGTTCACGTAAATCTGATTCAAAATACGAAAACACATTGGTTATTGTAAACCAACCTTGGGTTGAATTACCTGACAATCCATTTGGTCAACCAAAGATTAAAGCAAAAGGTGGTGAAGCTATTTGGTTGAACTCATCTTTGGTATTCTTATTTGGTAATCAAAAAGGTGCGGGAACAAACAAGATTACAGCAACAAAAGACAAAAGAAGTGTTAAGTTTGCAATCAGAACAAAAGTATCCGTAATGAAAAATCACATCAATGGATTGGGTTATGAAGACGGAAAAATTATTGTGACACCACACGGGTTCTTGGCAGGTAAAGAAGCGGCTGAAGAGAAGGTTTCGATTGAAAACTACAAGAAAGAATATGCAGAATATTGGAAAGATATTCTTGGGGTTAGTTCAATTGATTTTGAACTGAAAGAAGAGAAGGAAGATTGAGTTATTGTTTCACCATTTAAATCACAAATGTGATTAAGACATTATTAGTAGACGGAGATAATTTATTTAAGATAGGATTCCACGGAGCAAAAGACGTGTTTAACGACGGAGCTCATGTGGGCGGAGTATTTCACTTTGTGAGTGTACTCCGCAAATTCCTTGACGAACACAACCATGATAGAGTTGTTGTGTTTTGGGATGGTGATTCTAATTCATCCATCAGAAAATCTATATACCCTCAGTATAAAGCAAACAGACGACAAGACGATATGAATGAATACAAGTACGAATCGTATTTGTATCAGAAGTCTCGAATCAAACAATATCTTGAGGAAATATTTGTAAGACAGGTTGAGATGCATGACAATGAGGCAGATGACCTCATTGCTTATTATTGTAAGATATCTAAAGACGAGAAGATTATCGTTTTTTCCGCAGACAAGGACCTTACACAACTTATCTCTGAGAATGTGACAATCTATTCACCAATCACAAAACAGTACTTTAAAAACGGAGATATGATATCTTTGAACAAGGTAGACATACCTCACTATAATGTATTGTTGACAAAGATATTCACGGGGGACAAATCAGATAATATTGAAGGTATTCAGGGACTTGGAGAAAAAACATTAGTTAAGTTTTTCCCTCAGGTGCAGGAGAAACCCTGCACTATGGAAGAAATCTTGGATTATGCACGAAACATCAAGCAAGACAAACCTTCAAAAACATTTACAAATCTTTTGACTGGCAAAACAAAATCAACTATACTTGGTGAAGAGTTTTATGCCACAAACAAAAAGATAGTTGACCTTACAAACCCTTTAATCACTTCCGATGGAAAAGAATTAGTTGAACAAATTTTGACAGACAGTATAGACCCCACAGATAGGGGTTATAAAAACTTAATGAGAATGATGATGGAAGATGGTCTCTTTAAGTATCTACCCAAGAACGATGAAGCTTGGGTTAACTTCCTCAAACCATTTATGAAATTAACAAGAAAAGAAAAAAGAAATACAAACAAAAATTAATTATGAAAGAACAAGACAGCACCAAAATGGAATTCTTACTGACGTTGAACGATAACATCGTTGTTCAAAGATTCTTTAATGTTAAAGGGTATAACCCAAAGGCAAAAAACTCCTTGGAATTATACTACTTTATTCGACAATTTAAAGACGAGATTGAGTACTACTTGAAAATGAAAACAGTTGTTTATATGATGGACAACATGGATGCAATTTTGAGTGACCCGTCAATTATGGACACATCGTTTACTGAAGGTAGCGAACAATTTAACATTTACATCAAAATCGGAGAGCAGACAATTTGTCATAGATATTTTGATGGAAAAACATTCCCACCAAAAGTTCGTTATACCGTTGACGTACGACCATTTTTAAAGAACACGTTAAGAGAATTAACTGACATTTTTTCCGAACAAAAATTAAGTTTGGAATATATGGACTTTGACCTAAACAAGTGAATATTTAATTAAACAGACGAACGCAAATTACAATATGAACAAGAACTTTGACTACTTAGGGAATACATTTCAAATACAACTTTTAAACCAACTTATCGTGGATAAAGAATTTTCAACATCAATTATGGATGTAATTGAGATTTCTTATTTTGATAACAAATACTTCAAGATTATCTTGCAAATGACCAAGGAGTACCACGCCAAATACCAATCAACCCCTAATTTCGATACTCTTGAACAGATTGTAAAATCTGAAATTTCACAAGAATTAGTTGCAAAAATTGTCCTTGACACCATCAAACAAGTAAAAGACGCTCCATTTGAAGGGACTCAGTTTGTTCAAGAAAAGGCTTTGAAGTTCTGTAAACAACAAGAACTACAAAAGGCAATGGACAAAGCCCAAAAGATTATTACCGAAGGAGACTTTGAATCTTATGACAAGGTTGAGAGTTTGGTTCGTGAAGCATTACAGGTTGGGGAAAAAGACACGGGTACAACTGATGTATTTTCTAACCTTGACACAGTACTTGATGAAGATTTTAGACACCCAATTCCATTAGGAATACCAGGTATTGACAGATTACTTAAAGGTGGTTTGGCTAAAGGAGAAATTGGTGTTATCTTAGCACCTACAGGTGTCGGTAAAACTACCATCTTAACAAAGATTGCGAACACTGCGTTTAATCTTGGATATAATGTTCTTCAAATATTTTTTGAGGACAACCCAAAGATTGTACAACGTAAACACTTCACACTTTGGACAGGTATTGAACCTGACAACTTGGTAAACCATAAAGAAGAGGTCATGGCTAAACTTACAGACATCAAAGAAACAATGAAGAACGAGTTAATTATGAAAAAACTTCCTTCAGATTCAATGACAATGAACCAAATCAAAAACCAAATCAGAAAGATGATTGCTGATGGTACAAAAATTGACTTGGTTCTTTTGGACTATATTGATTGTGTGGTTCCTGAAAGTTCGAGTAAAGATGAATGGAAAGCTGAGGGTTCAGTAATGAGAGGTTTTGAAGCGATGTGTCACGAACTATCATTAGTTGGATGGACAGCAACACAGGGTAACAGAAGCTCTATATCTTCTGAGGTTGTTACCACCGACCAAATGGGTGGTTCTATTAAGAAAGCACAAGTTGGACACGTTATCATTACCGTGGCTAAAACTTTACAACAAAAAGAAATGAACTTGGCAACAATTGCTATTACCAAATCACGTATTGGTAAAGATGGAGTAGTGTTTGAGAACTGTAAGTTTAACAACGAACTACTTGAAATTGATACAGAGTCATCTGTAACCTTCTTAGGTTTTGGTGAACAACAAGAAGAAAGAAAACGTGACCGAGTTAAAGAACTCTTAGAAAAGAGAAAACAAAGAGAAGAACAAAAACAATAAAATAAAATAAACAAAAATTATGGACGCATCACAAAAGATATTGTCAGACTTAACAGTTTACATGAAGTACGCTAAGTTCGTACCTGAACTAAACAGACGAGAAACGTGGGAGGAATTGGTAACCCGTAATATGGAAATGCATATTAAAAAATACCCATCTCTAAAAAATGAGATTAAAGAAGTATACAAAATGGTATATGATAAAAAGGTATTACCTTCAATGAGGTCAATGCAATTTGGTGGTAAACCAATTGAGATTTCTCCAAACAGAATCTACA